ACCACCAAAACCGACCAACTCAACGGCTCCCTGACAGATGCAGCTACCACAATCACGGTGGACTCAACCACTGGATTCGAATCTAACGGCACGATCACAATCGGGTCCGAACAGATAACTTACACCGGCAAAACCGCCACGACATTTACCACCTGTTCACGCGGAGCAAACAGCACCAGTGCAGCGGCACATTCTGATGATGCTGTTGTAACTAGGGCAAAAAAATGGCACGACATCACACGGTCAGGTAGCGATTACTCCACTACCGCAGCGGGGGGTTGGTCCTCCACCGTACTTGGCGGGATTCTGATCCTGGCGAATCCGAACGATGACCCGCAATTTTGGGCGCTGACTTCTGGTTTGCCTAACACCGGCACTCTCATGGCAGACCTGACAAATTGGCCTGCCTCTACAGAATGCGCGGTGATAAAGTCGTTCAAATCATTCCTTGTTGCGTTGAATGTCACCAAGTCTTCTGTAAATTATCCCACGCTGGTGAAGTGGTCTACAGAAGCGGCGACACAAACAGTTCCTTCATCCTTTGATGAAACCTCCAGTACAAACGACTCAGGCGAGTACCCTTTGCAATCCGGCGCGGAGATCATACGGGATGGATTACAGCTCGGAGATACCTTTCAGATATACACCTCCGGTGCTGTTCACCAGATGGCGTATGTCGGTACGCCCTTTATCTTCTCTTTCCGCAGGGTCGCACCTATCGGGATAATGGCGAAGAATTGCGTTTCGGAATTCCCTGGCGGGCATTTTATCCTCGGGGTGGATGATCTTTATATCAACAACGGTCAGACTGTCGCGCCGATCTTGCCATCTGAATTGAAGGATTGGATGTACAACGTCATTGACGGGGAATATGCCGACCGCTCGTTCGTTGTGACAGATTACGGTCGCAGTGAAGTTCTGGCCTGTTTTGTCAGCGCGGATTCAGCAAACAACCAGATTGATAAGGCGGTGGTGTTCAACTACATCACCAAAGCATTTACGATTCGTGACCTCCCAGAATTAGCGCACATTACACCGGGCGTTGTGGATGATCCTCTTTCCTTTGGCACATGGGCAGCGGCATCTGGTGGCTGGGATTCTGCTGCTGGGCGCTGGGCGATGTCATTTGACAAGTTCGAAGACGTTTTAGTATTTGCTTCCCCGATTTCGACAAAACTATTCCGTGACGGTAGCGGCAATAAGGAAGACACGACAGACATGACCGCTTTCATCGAAAGAACAGGTATGTCAATGACAGCAGAAGGAAACCCCGACCAATCCACGGTTAAACGCATCACGGCAATTTGGCCGAAGATAGAAGTGCTGAATGCCGACACGGTTGATCTGTATGTTGGTACTCAGATGTCCACAGAGGAGGCTGTGAGCTGGAAAGGACCATTTACCTTTAACCCCGATACCATGTCTAAAGTTTCGTGTCGTGCAACGGGAAAATTGTACGGTGTGAAAATCGAAAGCACTGCCGACACCCATTGGAAACTTTCAGGTCTGACGTTTGAATTAGAGAACGCTGGTCGCAGGGGTAGCCGTGGCTATAGCTGATTCTAAAAAATGGAAATCAGTGACTCGGTATCAACCCGGTCCACCCCCTGTAAACCCGCAAGACATTCCGGTTTACCTCACCAACGAGTTAAACCGATTGGGTGAGGTTGTTTTCAACCTTTCCAAACTCCGGTTGGAGGAGAGCTTTGCGGTTCCTGACAAACCAAGAAAAGGCCAGATCGAATACGCAGATGGGACCTCATGGGATCCAGGCAGCGGAGCGGGGATTTATTATTTTGACGGGTCGAGTTGGAATCAACTCTAGTTTCCCTTATATCCCCGGACGAAATTACCGGACTCTGGCCCCACGTTTCTGACTTACTGGAAAAAGCGCAGCCTCATTCTGAAGGCGAGTTAGCGACAGAGGATTATTATCCTCTTTTGAAGTCAGCCCAGATGCAGCTCTGGGTAGCAGTTGAGCAAAGACAAGTGATCGCCGCGATGGTGACGCAGGTTATTCCGTACCCGCAAAAGAAGGTTCTCCGCATTATCGCAATCGGCGGCAGCGGCATGGATAGATGGTTTTCATTTCTCCCTAGAGTTGAGGAGTTCGCTCTTAACCTTGGTTGTAACTCTCTGGAGGCCTGGGGCAGGAAAGGATGGAAAAAGATACTCACCGATTGGAAGTCCAACTACATAGTCTTCACGAAAGACTTAAAACACAAGACACAACAACAGGAATATAGGATATGCAACTAACTGCCGCTGAAATTGAAGCAATAGGTGTCGCCAGAGAGGTTGACGCGAATAAACGCGCTATGGCGGCTGGATTTGCGAATGCTGCTGAACAAGAGATGGATGCAAATAGGCGATCCATTGCCGCTGGATTTACCAGTGCCGTGGATCAGGAGATTGACGCAAACAGACGGGCGCGGCTGGCCGGGTTCGAGAATGCTGCTCTGCAAGAAAACCCAGCAGCAGCAGCCCCCGGCGAATCAATCTACTCCAACAAGCCATTTGTTGATCCTCGGGTTGTTGATCCTCGGGTTGATCTCCAAGGGAACAATTCCTACGGTGATGGTTCCAACCCATACTTTCCCCAACTGGTGCAAAATTACACAGCCCCCGGTCTTTTGAATTGGTCAGGGATTATGCCTACAGGGGGGATGTTTTCTCATGCAGACTACCAACCTTGGGTTAACATCTTCGACTACCAGCCGCCAAATATTTCCGGGTATAGGCAAAGAGGGCCTAACAACGAGCGAGGATATACCGCCCCCGACACTGGCGGCGATGACGGCACTAACACTATCAATACTGACACTGCTGCTAACACTAACCCGTATGATCCAACAACTTCACTACCAACTATGAATCCGTACTTGGATTCGTATCTCGGTAATGTTGGGGCAGACAAGGCTGGCACACTCGGAGGTCTGCTCGATGTAGCAACTGGCGCATCTGTTTTCACTCCACAGGATTATATTCAAGATAAGGCGCAAGGTTTGGTGCGAGATTATTTTATCCAAAATCTGGTACAGGAAACCCCCGCACTTCAGAATAGCCTTGACATTTTAAGTACATTGAACGCCACACCATTTACCCTAAGCGAACCTGAACGAGATGCCGCACAAAGGAACATAGACAACGCTGTAGCGGCGGCAGTGGCGGCTAATGAGCAAGCGGCAAGGGTCGCCTACGATGGGGCCGGGTTTCTCGACCATTCTCCCCAAGGTAGTGGGCCTTATTGGTCGGGTCCGGGGTCACAAGAAGGGAGCGGCGGCTAATAGAAGCGTGGGGTGGTCTATGAGGACAACAGTGAGAGGAGAAATATAATATGGGTGGTGGAACACAAGTAAGCACAGCCAAACAAGAGCCGTGGGAAGAGCAAATCCCGTATTTAACAGCGGGGTTTGAACAGGCTAAAGGACTGTATAACAAAGGCGCTCCCGCCTATTACGGCAAGGAAACTCTTGCCGGGTTCGACCCAGCGCAAACAGCGGCTCACACATCTGCACTTCGGTATACGATGGGGCCGCGAGCGGCAGCACAACAGGCACACGCGGAGAATCGCCTGTTAAAAGGGTTATCAGGCCAGATCGACACAGCCTCATTCAATCCAATGATGGATGCACTTGGCAGGCAGATGACGTCGCAGTTGCAGGGCAAGGTTCTTCCCGGAATTCGACAATCAATGGTGGAATACCAACCGGGTGGTGGTTCACGCGGCGACATCGTTCAAGCCAACGCTATCGCATCCGCAAACCAGCAGATGTTGAACAAGGCTGCGGAGATGACGTTCGGCGCACAACAGGCTGCTCAAGATCGCGCACAGAACTACGCCCAACTGTACCCATCCATCATGTCAGCACCACTGGGGAATTACGCTGCTATGGGTGAAATTGGCGATGCAAGAAGGGCAATGACACAGGAGACAATCAACCGTGACATGGCTCGCCATCAGTATCAGAGTACCGCTCCACAGCAAGCGCTTGAGAACTATATGCGAATGATCCAAGGCTCCTACGGTGGCACGACCACCCAGACAACGCCAGGGCCATCTGGTCTACAGACGCTTGGACAGATCGCCAGCATTGCGGCCCCGATCATGGCGTTGTCTGACATTCGCATCAAAGAAAATATCGAGTTTGATGGAACCTGGCATGGTCACAATGTCTACACCTACAACTTCAAGGGCCGCACTAACCGAAGCCGTGGCGTGATGGCGCAAGAGATTGAGATCACCAGACCTGATGCCGTGATGGAGATTGAAGGTATTAAACACGTTAATTACGGAGTGCTGTAATGTTCGGCCAATCTCTTTACCCCGCAGCCTCGTTTATCAAGCGACCCATAAGTATCAACCCCTTCGCAAGTCAGCGGGCTAGTCTCGCTGCGGCCCGGGACCCATTCGCTTGGTTTGATGAGGATTTTCGTGACGCACTGGGCGAGGCGTGGGCAAACAATGATCTCGCCGCCGGGTATCAATCAGCGATGAACCCACAAGCGCCACAGGCGCGGTCCTTTGGTTCTCGCACAATCCAGGGAACACCAAGCACCCCACAATCCCCTTGGGTTAAACCGGCAGCACCCTCGGGATACGGGGATGTGTTGGGACACCCAATCGAGGGGTTCCGAAGACGACCAGGGAGCTTATTCTAATGACACCAGAAGAATTTAGAAAAGCAGAGCGGAGAAAGATGCGGCTGCAAGCCGACATCGCAGCTAGACGGAATAGTCTGATGACGGTAGTTCCGCACTTAATCCCGCGGTCAGCGGGAGTTGTGCCTAGACCAGCCGATCTGCCGGGTAGGGCTGCGGCTGACGCGAGCAGTCATCAAAATCAAGCCGACATACTAGGAACTCCCGGTATTAATCTCAATGCGGAGAATGCAAGGCGAATAGCTGCAACAACCGCTCACAACAACACCATGCGGCCAGGTAGAATAGCAGATGCAAATGCGCGTCTACTACCCAAGCGTGGGTTCTCTCAGGGGGCTTTAGATAGTCTTCACGAACCCCCGCAGCAACCACCCACAATCGTAGATGGGATACCCGTTTACCCTGGTGCGAAAAATGCGGGCGTACCCGGCAATCGCTCTTGGCTAGGCCAATACCTCCCTGATTCCTGGCGGCAGAGGAATTTCAACCAGCAGGCGAGGGATGAGCAGACGCATGGGGAAGGACAGAGGTTCCGGGGGGATAGCACATCACCCTGGGTGACATCCAGATCCACCTATCCGACTGCTCCTCGATTTGCCAAAAGTGCGGCTGGCAGTATGGTTGACTCAATCAAATCAATCGCCAAAAAGAAGGCGGTCATTGCTGGTAGCGTTGCACTCGTAGGTGGTGACCCCAGGGCCGCTGATCGCTACGAGGCGAAGGCGCTGGCGAGTCTCGGTATTTACGCTGGGCAGTACGCACTATCTAACCTCGATGATGCTGACTTCCGAAGTAAAAACGCCTTATTAAAAAAACTTTCCCCATTTATGAGTGTGTCTGACATTGCCACAGTGTTTAACATGGGATTGGTTCCTGACGTTAAGGGGTTTGTAGACTTATACAATCACAAAACGAATGATGTCTGGACGGGTCGGATAGATTCACCAGAGTTTGTTAAAAAGATAAAAACTGGTGATTGGCATAAGAGTGAGTCCAAAAAGACCGTTGATTCGGACTTAATGAAAAGAAATATTGAAGCTCTCAAAATCAGTAACCAGGAACGGGATGACCTTAGAAGTTCTTTAGATATTCCATTGGCTGCGATACACCAAACTGAGGACTCTTACAACAAGGTCAAGGTTACCGCTAAGGGGGGGCGAATCACAAAAGTTGATGCAGATAATGCCAAGGAACAACTTAAAGGATCGAAATTAACAGATGAGCAGATGGGGAGGGGCATTAGGGATATTGCCTTAATTAACTCTTACCAGCGGATGATAGACGATGCCACCGTGAGGGAGGGTGATGTCAGGCTACAGCAATCAGCAGCTAGTCTTTCAGAAAAGATCGGTATTTTCTTCAAGCAAGTCCAAGAGGGTGAATTACTTTCCCAGCCTCAAAGAAATGAGATGCAAAGTATTGCGAGTGATTTTTATAATGCCCAAATTAATTCCTACTTCCCAGAAATTATGGACGCGAGGGAGTTTTTAATTGGTAAGTATGAAACATCAGGAGTTCCCCAACTAACAAAAGCTACTGCTGAATTAGACTTTACTCAGATTGTCAGCAAAAGGCTTTATGATAAGTGGAATAAAAATTACGAAGCCAATTTGGAATCCGTCGAGGCCATGTTGTCTGGTGATCCTGTTGCTGATCCGTCTGAGAGCGGCCCTGTTAATGAACCGCCTCTGTCGTTTACGGTAGATCAGGTTCTAAAACTACAAGGGGAAGCCGCTGAGTTGGGGCTAACTATA